TGACTCTCTTAATAATGCAACACCTTCTTTTAAAGTTTGTCCAAAGAACTTCCACTGAACACCTGTTCTTGTACACTGTGTAACTATACAATGTACCTTTGTTACTTCATCAAGTAACCCGTCTGTTTCTATATCAAATATTAACATATATCCTCTCGCTGGAGTGATTAAAATGGTACATCAAATTCCTCTGACATACGCCCTGTTTGGTTATTGAAGTGAAGCTGTCCTGCTACACCTGTATCACCAGACCACCTGTTCTTTAGAATACGAACAGTAGTCGTGTTGCTTGTCTCAGCGTCCTGCTGATTTCTTTCTAAGCCAATTACAATATCTGATAGTTGAGCAATAGCCGCTGACCCTCTTAGTTGCGATAGGGATGTCATAATCCCTTCTTCGTGACCTTTGTCACCACTTGGTCTGCGTAAGTGCGATACAACAATCAAACCTATACCTAACTCTTCAGTTAGTGATCGTAAGTTTGTCATCATGTTATCGATGATACGTCTCTCATCACCGCCCTCGATACCTGACACGACAATACTGATGTGATCCAATATAATGTACTGGCAACCACACCCTCTTGCGAGGTATCTAATTTTACCCAATAGGTTATCGCTCTCAGTCGATCCCCAATGGTCATACATAAACACACGCCCTGTACCTAGAGTCGCGTCAAACGCCTCTCTAAGCTCGTCTGTTGGAACATCTTCTAGATGTACGGGTTTGTTAAGGTGTAAGGACATCAGTCCCTGTGCTGTACGTTTGCTAGATTCTTCGAGTGCTACATATCCTATCGTAGCTCCTTCATTAAGAAGGTGGTAAGCAAACTCTCTTGTGAGTTGTGACTTACCTAAACCTGAACCAGCCGTAACAGTTACAATTTCACCTAAGCGACACCCGCCTATCTTGTTGTTAAGTCCATCATAAGGATAAGGTACTGTGTGTACTTCCTTCTCTGTTGATACTGCTTCCCACAAATCTTCACCGTTGATGATGCCGTCAGGTGCAAACTCTTTTGCTCCCCAAAACGCATCAATAAGTTCTGACTGTCTCCCTGCCTGTATCATCTCACTCGCATCCTTGAGTGGGAGTTTAGCAATCTTAGCTTTACGTGGAGACAACATACCTGCACACTCTAGTGCTGCCGCCTTACCCACATCATCCTGATCGAACATAAAGACTACTGAGTCAAACTTCTCCAACCACTCTATAGCTTTCTGTATGTCCTTCTTAGCTCCTGCCGCTCCTGTCTTGATGGATACTACTGCCCACTTGTTATCAAAGGCTTGCGACATGGAGAGAGCATCTAGCTCACCCTCTACAACGACACAGCTCTTACCACCGTCTCGCCACAAGTTCTGTCCAAACAATACAGCTTTCTTTAAGTCACCTACTACAGCAAAAGTTTTATCAGGGTATCGTAGCTTCTGTGCTACTGTGTTGCCATCAGCATCCTTAAAGTTTGCTATGTGCATTCCTTCTGCTACCTGATAATCCCAAAACCTAGTTGTCTTTTCCGATAGGTTTCTTTTAACCAACGGTTGATAAGACCCTGTTTTGAATATCGTATCTTTTACTGCGTTCTCTACCAATCTGACCTCCTCTTGGGATTGCCCATAGTGTTTACAATTAAAGCAGTAGGTGTGACCATCAGAGTACAAGCTGTTTGCATCTGATGATCCACACTTACTACAAGGAGTGTGCATAATAAATTCACTCTCCTGATTTTCCATCACTATCTCCTAGTTAAACCACTCATCAGGGATCATCCCCTCTGCGTAGGTGAAGTTATGTTTCTCTGCCCACTCTGCACAAGTCATCTTAGAACCGTCCTTGCGTTTCTTTGCTCCTTGTACTGGGCTGTTGTTTCGTTGAAATAAGAACCGTATGTCTAGCTCTGGGTGTTGCTCCTTCATGTTACGCATCTTGCGCTGTGCTTCTGCACGAAAGTATCCCTTAACCTCGACATATATATCTCCAATCTTAAGATCAGGTATGTAGTTTCTAGTTACCGTGTAGGGTAGCTTACAAGGTTCATACTCATAAGCTATCCCACGGTAGTCGAGGTCTGCTTGCACACGTTCTTCTAGGGTCGATCTAGAAGTCAGCGGCATCTGCAAAGACCTCAGTTGTTGATGAAGTATCGGCTGAAGCGGAGGGGGCAACAAAGCCATCTTCTTCATCAAACACACTTGTAGCTGAGTTACCATACTCAACTAAATCTATTACCTGTACTGCTTTCAGTCGTAGAGACACACCTACCTTCTTGGTTGATTGCATCACGTAAGGTATAGGCT